TGCGGGCGTAGGGTACGCCCCCGACCGCGATGTGCTGGACCTTCTGAAACTCAGGCTTGTTGGGGTCCTGGCTCAGCACAAGCGAGCCGGCCGTGTTGAGCGGGTCCAGCACGTTGAACGCGATGGCCTGATCCCACAGACGGTCCCACTCGACCTCGTCGGCTGGGTCGATGTCCTTGCCGACCAGCGCAATCGACGAGATGCCGTACGTGCGGGCCTGGCGCCCGAGGTTGAACAGGTGAGTGTCGGCCTTGACCGCGCGCCACTCGGCCTCGAAGGCCGTGATCAGCTCCTTCTCCAGGGCCACCGGGCAGGTGACGACGCGCCGCTGGCTCTGGGCCAGCGTGATCGGCGTGTCAGTCAGCTTCTTGCCGAGCGGGTGGTAGGCCTGGATGGTCTTGCACAGCTGGTAGCTCGGGGCTGACCCGGGCACGATGTCGTCTGCGCTCAGCAGCGAGACGAGCACCGACCCCGAGGCTGACGAGCTGAGCATCAGCTGGCTCATGAGGCGAACCCGTGGGCGGTGTCAACGAACAGGTAGGCGAGCACAGCCCCGATGAGCGCCAGATAGAAGATCGCCCACCCCATGATGATCACGTCTCGGCGGCGGCGCTCGGCGCGGTCGGGGTCGCTCATCTAGAAGCCCCCCTTGTTGCCCAGGGCGAGTGCCACACCGTAGCAGAATGTGTCGAACACATCGTCAGCCCGCTTGGCCTCCTCGGGGTCGGCGATGGAGTAGTTCTCGACCTGGGAGATCAGGTGGTTCTTGGCCTCGCCCTTGAACACCACCACCCGGTCGTAGGCCCGGCGCGTCAGCTTGACCTTGCCGGTGCTCACGTAGCCCGACACGCTCAGCGCCCGGCCGTCCTTGCCGAGCGAGGTCAGCTTGGAGTTGATGGCGTGGGCCTTGGAGCCCTTGATGTTCTTCTGCTGCTGGAGCAGTATGATGCCCGACGAGGCGTCCTCGATCCACACCCCCAGGTAGCCCTGGCGCGCGCCGAGGTCGCGGGCCATCTGCTCGCCGACCGTCTGCACGCTAGGCAGCCAAGCCTCCAGCGAGGCCCCCTCCAGCTGCCGGTAGTCGTAGTCGATGACCGCCAGCGGGTAGCCGCAGCCGCCGAACTTGGTGACCGCGAAGTACGTGGTGGCCACGCCGTCGTGGTTCTTGCCCGTCTTGGCCGCCGTGTCCATGACCGCGAAGACCGCGTCGCAGACCTTGGGCACCTCGATTGGCGCCCCGTTGACCAGCATGTTCTGCAGGTCAAAGAACTTCTGGCCGCTCCACCTGATCTTCCAGTTGCCCCTCAGCAGCCGCTCGCGCTCGACGAGGGGCAGGGCAAGCAGGTTGGCCATGTAGCGCGGGTCGGCCCGCAGCAGCGCCTTGTTGTCGCTGAGCAGCGACGGTATGAAGGTCAGGCTCTTGGGCGGGATCGGCCTGTTCTCAACCGGGTCGACGTAGTTGACGAGGTCGAGGGGGTCGTCTGCCCAGACCAGGTCGTCGCCAACACGAACGAACCACCGCACCGCGCCGGCCCGCTCTGGTATGGCGAGCCCCGTGTTCTGGTCAATCCACCACTCAATGAGCTTGGCGACCCAGCTGTCGCAGTCGGGGTTGCACGTCGCCCTGATGTAGGGCTCGACCCCGCACGTAGAGCGGTTGCGGCTCACCATGTACCAGAACTGGTAGGCCGAGAAGTGGGTCAGCTCGTCGAAGCAGATCAGCGGTATCTGCGAGCCCTGGTAGTCGAGCACATTCTTGTCGTGCTCCAGGTGGGCGAACGTGACGCTCGCCCCGCTCGGCCACCGCCACCACAGGTCGTACTCGCGCGGCTTCGGCGGGTTCGGCAGCTGGGTGTACAGCTTGAGGCTCTCGTCCCACAGCGCACCCTCGTTCCTAATCTGGACCGAGGTGCGCCGGAAGAAGACCGCGCCGAAGTCGCGCCGGTGGGTGTGGCGCAGTGGCTCCATGAGGAGGGCCCAGGTCTTGCCGCCGCCGGCCGCCCCGCCATAGATGGCGATGTCGGCCGGGGTGCTCAGAAAGGCCGTCTGCGGCCCCGGCTGCGGGCCGAGGGTGCCAGGCGGCTGAGCGTCGAGTACGTCGAGGCCGCCGGCCCGTGCCCTGCCCAAGCTAGGCCCCGGCCGCGATGGCCTCTGGCGTCACCACCTCGCCCGTCAGCTGGGGCAGGCCGTTGATGACTTCCGAGTCGTTGCGCCCGTTGTCAGGCAGCGCGAAGATCGCCACACCGTGGTTGACCTGGATGGGCGCGCCGTCGGGGCCCGAGACCTCGTGGCGCTGGACGTCCTTCTCGAACAGGCCCAGGTGCCGCATCAGCTTCTCCAGGGCCTCCAGCTTCGGGTGCATGCGCACCTCGACCTGGCCATCCTTGGTGATCTTGACCGAGGCCACGGCAGCGGCGGTCGCGGCCGGTATCTCGGCGCTAGACTTCGGCTTGGCCCAAGGCATCTCGACGTACCGCACCATCGCGGCCTCCGAGAGCTGGTCAAAGGGCAGCTTCTTCCCATCCGCGTCGTACGGGATGGCGACCTCCTGCATGCCCCACTCGATCACGTCGGTGATCTTGGCCCGGGCGACGTCGGCGAGGATGCTCAGAATCTCGGCCTGGCTCATGGCCAGGTAGTCGGCCACCAGCTTGCGGTGGGCCGCGATGGCTTCCTGGACCAGCGGGTTCTCCAAGAAGCCCGCCGCCGTCACCTGGGCCATGCTCGGCTTGGCGCCGCACCGCAGGGCCGCCTGGGTGGGGTTGAGGTCCTCGAAGTACTCGCGCACGAAGCGGTGCTGCTGGGGCGTGAGGTCACGCTTGGCGGGCACCGGGTCCTGCTTGCGGGTGTTGTGGCGTGTGGCCAAGGGCCTCGGCTCCTTGGGTTCGCGGGTGCTTCGCACACCACATTCGGCCCGGGGCCGTGATGTGCTCGGGCGACCCCCTCAGGTCACCGCCTAGCTGGTCGCCTGGGGCCTGTCTTAGACCGTATGGCGGGCTAGGACGGGAGCAGCGCGGTCTGCCTGCTCCGGAGATGAAGTCTTGCCAACTACCTTGCCGAGCAGCTTGAAGTCAAGGGACACGTCCACCTTGCCCCCCAGCATTTCAAGCCAAACCTTCACTTGGCCACTGCGGTCCAGATCGGCGACCGAGCTGATCTGCGCCGTCAGCCCGGCAAAGGGGCCCGCCGACCCCGAGAGCTTGACCGCGTCGCCGACCCTGAGGCGCAGGGTGGTAGACAGCTTGGTGGAGTCCCACGACCGTATGCGCCCATCCTCACCCGCGACCGCGCGCAGGGCGTCTATGACGGGGTCAGGCACGGCGAGGGGTACACGGTCTACCCCGCTGCGCAGCACGTCCACGATGCCCCGTGCACAGAGTAACGGCGTGGGGTTGGGGGCGTCTGCGAACAGGTAGCGCGGGAAGATCGGCTCGTCACGGTCGACGAGGCGGAACTGGTGGCGGCGGAACCGCTGCCGGCGCTTCACGCGCTCGTGTGGGAGAAAGACGGCCGCCCCGAGCCGCTCCAGCTCGTCACGGGCCAGGAACTCACGGCGCGGCTCGCACCACATTGCCCACCAGGTCATGGGAAAGAGATAGCGCGGGGCCGGGCTGAAAGTCTAGGCTAAGAGTCACGAATGATGCTGGATTACCAGCTCGGCCTTGTGTTGGCTACGCCAACAGGAGAATGTAGTATGAAGTCAGCTCTTTGGAGAGAGGTCGTCGTCAAGAAGCGCCTGCCCGGGCACGGCAACAAGTACGCGCTCGCGCGCCCCTGCCTCCAGACCCTCGCGCAGCTCAGACAGGTGGGCCACGAGGTGATGTGGCGGGGAAAGGCGGTGCGCCTCTCGACCATCCAGGCCCACGTGCTGGACTACCTCATCTGCCGGTCGCCAGACTGGAGCGACTGGCGCTCGATCTACCGCAACTGCTGGCCTAACCCCACCTTCAAGCCCGGCCTCGCTGCCCTCGTCGCTGACGTCATGTCCAAGCTGAGGCAGCGATTGCCCGACCTGCTGGAGAGCGGACGCGAGGTGAACAAGACCAACGGCCAGGGCTGGCGCATCAAGTCTGAGCACCTCGCCGGCCGCCGCCTGCTGGACCCGGCCCCGGCCCAGGAGAACACCGCAGGACCCATCTACTGGAGGCGTGGCACCCGGGTGCGGTGGCCGAGCTGCTGACCGACCTCTCTGCTCAGCGCACCTGGACCCACTGGAGGCTCAGCTTCTGCCGCCTGTGGCCCGAGAGGGCCCAGGAGCTGACCGAGCGGGGCCGACACTCCGCCTACTGCGCAATCGAGCGCCGGCTGCAGGAGAAGCTGCCTGGGCTGGTCGAGCGCAATCCCGCCAACCCTGCCCAGAGGCGCATGAACCCTGCGGCCCTAGACTAGGGGCCCCGGCCGCCCTAAGCTGTTGCCTCCAGCCGACAACAGATGAGCACCGCTCCGAACCTATCTTAAGATACCGACTTAGGTCATTGATCTTACCACCAGCGGAAAACCTCTTCTAAATCAGAGGCCCGCTCGGTTTATTAGGTCATCTTAGGTAGTTTCAATCGGCTAGGACTTTCCAACGCACCCTGCGTCTCGCCGGCTCCTTGCCCAGGCTAGGAGTACGCACTAAGTCCGTTCTGCGGAGCGCCTCCTTATTTATCTTAAGTTAATATAATAAAGGGGGGTAAGTAATAATGGGCCTCAGTAAACCCAGGACTTTCGTCAACCACCACACGCTTACCTTCTCGCCCTCTAGGCTGCTCCGACTTAAGTTAGTCCTCAGAGGTCCCATCACCACCGCCCCCTTGCCCCAGCCCCACGCCCCGGGCTAGCCTACCTAAGTCCAGACCGGGCGGCCCCACTGTCGCTCGGTTGCCGGCCTCAGGCCGGTGCCTGCCGGGGGGAGTGGTTGCCCGGCGGGATGGCCCATCATAAGGAGCCACACGACCCCATGCCCACAGACGAAGTCCTAGCCCGGGGGCTCGCCCACCTCACCCGCTACGCCTAGCTGGTAGACCGCGAAGACCTCATGGTCATCAACGGTGCGCGCTACCGCGAAGACGCCCAGGCCATACGCCGCGTGATCGCCGCAGCCCGGCCCTGGGAACCTGTAGGGCCTGACACCCCGGTCAACACCTGGCTCTACACGGCCCGCGAGGGCGAGCGCGGGGTCAACCTGTGCATGCTGCTGAGGATTGACGGCTTAGACGAGTGGGTTGAGGCCGGCTCGGGCGCCACCACCGTCACCCACCACAGCTTCGCCGCCCCGACGCACTACATGGTGCCCCTGGCGCTGCCGTGGGAGGTGGGGTGATGACCGATCACGCGGAAGCGCTGGCGGAGGCGTTGCAAGCCATCGTCGCTCCCCACGGCAATTGGAGGGCGACCGACCTGTCTGGCCCGCGCGGCATGAATGCGGAGATCGCCAGAGACGTGCTCCGCGCCTACACCGCCGCCAAGGCCCAACCTGCGGACTCCGATGTTTGCCCGCACGACAGGAAGTCGTGCTTTGTAGGGCGCGATACAGACGACGCCCACTTCCGCTGCGGGACCGTCGCTTGTCCCAATCCGCTAAACCCGAACGCGCTTCCTGCCCAACCTGCGGGCGGGGAGGGGGAATGGGTGATGGTGCCGAGGGAGGCGACAGCGGACATGGTTAAGTCCGGACGGTCAGCCCGAGCAGAGGTCGGACGCGATACCGGCTCAAACTTGGTGAGGGCTTGTTATGCCGCCATGCTCGTGGCCGCTCCCGCCGCCCCTCCAGCCATAGAGGCACAGTGGAGGCCAATTACAGATGAAGCCGTCCAGGCCGCATGGAGCGCGTGGTGCGCGACTCCGGAGGTCAAGCACGCGCAAACCGGCGAACCCGTCTCTGACTCGTTGGTTGCTATGAGAGCGGCTCTCGAAGCTGCTCGCACCCACCGGAGCCAGCAGCAATGACCTCCAGGGCAAAGTGGGCCGGCACGGCACTCCAGATCGCGGGCGTGTTCGCGATGTCCTCCCGCCTCGCACCCCCGTGGGCTGCCTTCATGATCATGTTCGCCGGCTCGCTGGTCTGGTCGAGCGCCGCCGTGCTCACCCGCGACTGGCCAGCAGCCACACTCAACCTCGCCTTCGTCGGCTCCAACCTGCTCGGCATCTGGAGGTGGACACAGTGACCGACGAGCCCCCCGTCAAGCTCTGCCTCGGTGGCTCGCTGCCCCCCTTCCTCGCCCGGGCGCTCGCCGAGGGGGCCGGCCGCCTGCTCACCCCGGCGCCAGAGCCCGAGCCAGAGGCAGCGCCGAAGACGCGCTCTGGGCAGGTGATGTCGTCGCTGCCGGAGGAGGCCTACCTCGTGCGGGTCGCCGCTCCCTACTGGAGCCAGCACGGGCACCCGGCTGGGTTCACCCCACCCCCCACCGCCACCCCCTACCAGGCCGAGCACGCAGCCCTTCACGCCCTCGACAAGGCCTGGGGCCTGCTGTGGGAGCAGGGCACCGGCAAGACCTTCGCCATCATCCACGACGCCGCCGCGCTCTTCGCTGCCGGCCACATACGGGTGATGATCGTCGTCGCCCCGGCGGGCGTGCACCTCAACTGGACGCGCGAGGAGCTGCCGAAGCACTGGCCGCCCTCGGCCCCGCCGGTCGACGCCTTCGAGTGGGACCCCCAGCGGACGGAGCAGAAGGGCTACGTGGCCGTGTTCCGGTCCTGGCTCGACCGGCTGGCCTCCAAGCCCGGGCGTGCCTACGTGCTCGCCCTCGCCTACGACGGGGCTGCGACCGAGGCCGGCAACATCGCCATCCGCAGGGCGCTCAAGGCAGCAGGCGGCCTCGCGCTGTACGTGGCCGACGAGTCGCAGCGCATCAAGACGCCGGGTGCGACCCGCACCAAGCGCATCATTGCCCAGGGGCACCTGGCCTCGCACCGCCGCATCGCCAGCGGCACGCCGGCCGAGACGCCGTACGACTTCTACACCCAGCTTCGGTTCCTCGACCCGCTGTTCTGGATACGGGAACTCGATGTGGACACGTTCACCGCCTTCCGCTCCTACTTCTCCGAGTACGAAGACGCCTACGGGGCGGGCGGCCGGCGCTACCCGAGCTTCAAGAACTACCGCCGGCTCGATGAGCTTCAGGCCCTTCTGGGCAAGGCCACGAGCCGGGTGCTGAAGCCCGAGGGGCTGCCGGCCCAGACCTACGGCCGGGTGGTCCACCCGATGACCAACTCGCAGCGGCGGGCGTACGAGGAGCTTCACACCGAGGCGATGACCCTGCTGGACTCCAACGAGATATGCGCCGGCCACGTGAGGGCGGTGGCCGGGGGCGAGCCGTTCCTCTTCCCGGGCAACCCGCGCGGCGCGGCGCTTGGCGACTACCTGGAGGACCACGCAAGGCAGCCCCACCTGGTCTGGTACGCATTTCAGCCCGACGAGGCCCAGGTGGAGGAGGCCTGCGCGCGGGCCGCGCTGAGCATGGCCTTCTACCGGGGCGACGACGATGGCCGCGCGATCAGGAGCTTCAAGGATGGCTCGGTCGACGTGCTGGCGGGCAACCTGAGCTCAGGCATGGCCGAGGGCCACACGCTCGTGCGGGCCGCCTCGGGGCTGTACTTTAGCCGCACGTGGCGCACAATCCAGCGGCGGCAGAGCGAGGACCGCATCCACCGCATCGGCCAGACCGAGCCGGTCCACTACGTCGACTTCGTGGCCGACCGCTCGCCTGCCGACGAGCGGCAGCTGGACTGCCTCAGGGGCAAGCGGGCGACGGTCGACCTGGTCATGGGTGACCCGCCGGAGAAGGCGCGGGCCTGGCTGCGTAGTGCTATATCTGGAGAGGGTAGATGAGGACTGTCATCATCGCCCTCACCGCCATGCTGCTGTCCGGGTGCGCCCTGCTGGAGCC